GACAAAGCCTATGTCGACGACGACACCAAGATTATCCCGCTACTCAGCTCTCAGCGCCGCGGCCTATTACGCGAGCTTGGCCTGACCATCAAGCCGAGCACGACAGCCGTCCACGCCATCGCCAAATCCCCAGAAACGCCAAGTGATCCGATTGCCGACAGGATCAAGATTCACGCATGACGTCCAAGCTCACCATCGGGGTCGACTTCAATGGCGTCATCCACGACCACAGGGATGGCGCCAGAGGTTTCGCGGAAGCTGGTTCACCTGAGATCCCGGGGGCGATCGACTGGCTAAGGGCGATCTCGGAGGAATTCGCGGTCGTTCTTGTGTCGGCAAGTTTTGCGCGATCGCCGTCGGTTCATGCTGCTCGAAGTTGGCTTGAGTCAAAAGGGATTCCGCGCGCATGGACGAGCCCCGTCCTCGTTGGTATGCCACGTATAGCCATGAGCCCGTTTAAACCAGCGTGCGTCATGTTTATTGACGATCGCGCTTTTCATTTTTGTGGCCAGTTCCCCACCGTGGACGAGATTCGCTCTTTTAAGCCTTGGAATCGGTGACCACCACAGCCACACCTCGTAAGCGCGGCCGGCCTCCCAAGGTTAAGCCGCACGCGGTTGTTGATTTTATCAACGATCTCAAGCACACCGGGGACTTCATCGGCGAACCGTTCGCGCTGCGTCCCTGGCAAGAAAACATTGTGCGGCGGATCTTCGACGAGAACGGGAAAGCTCGGTACCGCCGGGTGTTTATTGGCCTCCCCCGCAAAAATGGTAAGACGGAGCTGGTTGCAGCGATCGTGTGCTTTCTGTTGCTCGCTTCGGGGCGTCGGGGCCACCGGATTTATTCGGCCTCGGGGGACGCGAAACAAGCTGCCATTATCCATGAAGCGGCCAGCACGATGATTGGCCAGAGCGAGGCAATGTCGGCGGTTTGCCAAATTTATCGTGGCAACGACAAGCAAATCAAGTTTGAGGCCAATGGATCTCGATTCGAAGCCTTATCGTCGGATGCGGCGCTCAAGCATGGGCTCAAGCCCACCGTTAATATCTTCGACGAGGTACACGTATTCCCGAATGGGAGCCTACATGCCGCGCTCGAGACCGGCATGGGAGCCACGAAAGAGCCTCTGACGATCTATATTACCACGGCCGGGTGGGACCGGACGTCATTATGCTGGGAGCTATGGAGTCGGGCGAGGGCCGCAAAAGCTGATCCGGCCAGTGATCCAACGTTCTTGCCGATTCTCTACGAGCTTGAGGATGGCGAGGATTGGTCGGACGAGTCCGTTTGGCATCGCATCAATCCCGGGTTAGGTGATTTTTGCCATCTGGAGGACATGCGAGACAAGTTCCAGACGGCGGTGAAATTCCCGGTGCACGAGAATGAATTCAGGCAATTTTCCCTCAATCAATGGACTCAACAGCAAAATCGGTGGATCAACGTTGATGCGTGGAGTTCCTGCGCGTTTTGCCTCGGTGACATCGATTTGGCGTCGATGGAGGGTCAGTCTTGTTACTCTGGTTTTGATCGCGGGGTGACGGGTGATATCTCGGCTTACTGGATGATTTGGCCCGTCGATGGTGGCCTGAAGATCGCTGGACGCTGCTGGCTCCCCAGGGACGGGAAATGGCGCGACGAGCTGAGAAACAAAGAGCTTTATCCATTATGGCAGAAGATGGGGGCGATTCGATTTACTGATGGCAATGTTGCTGACGCCGTTGACGGTGGCCAGATTGAGCGCGAGATCATCGAACTTAACGAGCGGTTCCCAGTGAGATCGATGTTTGCCGATAAAGCTTATGCATCCGATCTTCTCAACTCCGTTGCCGCCAAGGCGATGGTCCCGATCGCGGCGATCGCTCAGATTCCATCTCGGCTGAACGAGGCGTGCGTGGCGCTCGAGGAGATGATTTTGAGCCAGAAAATCGAGCACGGGGACAATCCTGTGCTGAACGCGGCGATTGCCAACGCGACGATCAAGAGGAATCCAACGGGTCTTATGTGTCTCGATAAGTCATCCATGACAGAGCGCATCGATCCTTTGGCCGCGCTTATCAATGCGATAGCGGCGTGGAAGGCTGATCCGGAGCGTGATGTTGATTTAGTTTACAACCAACCAGGGCAATTGGTGCTCTGACATCCATTAGGAAAGGATGATATGACATGGCGGTTCCCGTAGGATATTCGACTACTAATTCTGGCAACTTGGTGTTTTGTTATAACAACCTCCAGGCTGCCCTCATGGACGTCAATTCGGCTAACGCCAATGCGGTAGGCGTTACGCCTTTGGTCCAAGGCTTTGAGCCCCAGTCTGCGCTATTCATGACGGCTCGTCAACCGGGCGGGATTGCGTTTCGCGCTCCGAACAATGTCACTTTTCCGCAGGGAAACGCGATTGTTCCGGTGGGCAACGCGGCAATAGCTATTATCGGCGGCGACTTCGGGTCAGCAGCGGCACGAATGGGTTACACCAAAGGTGCTGGCCTGATCATCAATGCTGGCGTTAATGGCACGACAGCGATTACGTTCGACACGACGAACACCCAGGCTAACACGAACGGCTTTTGGGGCGACACGACGTTCGCGACGATTAACCTGATGGTGTTACAAAATCTCTCGAGCGTCGACGGAATAACGAATGGTAACGCGTCGTGGTACGTAAACGGGAGTGCTACCAACGGAGCGACACTGAACCTCAATACCAACGGATCATATGTCGTCAAACCCAACGGCGGCACGGTGATTATCGCTGATATCAACGGTTTTAACAGTGCCGCGGCAAACTGCAAGGTGCTGTGCACTCCTGTCAACGGCGGTGTCCTCGGCGTGGCGATTTACGGGTCATGAGGCGGTCCAAGCCTTATATTCAGTTTGATAACCCTTTAATAGAGGAGCCAAACAGTGGAATCCCGAACGACAATGGGTATGCCGCCGGGCGGCAAGGCACCGACGCAACGGCCTCCCTCGGAATGGCAAAAGCAGTCAGTTTTGAGCGAAATGGGGCGCGAGCCGGATCAGGGGGCGGCAAAGACGTCGCGACCGACAATGCGCAATCTTAATCCGATTGTGGTCGGCCAGGCGGCCAACTTCACGCGGGATCTACTCGCCAATCGACCCGGGGCGGTCGCTCAGCGAGCGCTGGCGCCTCTGCCGGGCGAAGTCGTGACGGTACTCAAGATGGCGCCGGGGGGCAGTGTTGCGGAGCTTCTGGCTGATACGGCGCCATTCACGCCAACAGCTCCCGGAAACGATGATAACGTCGCCGGCAACGGTGATTTCACGGGCGCTCCTGACTTTGCGTCAGGTTCGGCCTCAAGGACGACCGGGCGGGCGGTCAAGGGGCAGACGGCCGGGAAAGGGATGATCTGATGGCGGAAGATCGCTATCTCATCGCAGACGGCAACGGCGATTACCCGCCGTTGCTTCTGATTTTCAATCAGCGGTTGTCCGATAACGCGCTGGTCAATTGCAGAAAAGGATTGACCCAGGCCATGGAATCCAAGAATCGCGTGCTGCTGTTCGAGAACGGCAACAACGTGAAAATCTTCCAGCTCATCGGCGGACGATGGATGTCGCTCGATTCGGCGATTGAGCTTGAGGGCGCACCGATGCCCGAAGTTAAGAAAATCAACTTCAGGGAGTTCCTCTGAAGCGCTTCGGCAAACAACTCGTAAAACACCGCAAGGAGAAGCGGTATAGCTCGGCGGCGGGACTCTCCGCGCCGGGCTTTACCGCTAGCCTCCAGGTCCCCAGTATCGCTGGTGTCCTGGTCACTCCGCAGACGGCCCTCACTTTTATGGCCTGGTATGCGGCCATTAGGGTGATTACGGAAGACCTCGCGAGCCTCCCGTTTTGTGTATTCAAGAAAATTCCAAATGGTGGTTCGCTCGTCCAGGAAAAGCAGCCTGTTAGCCAGTTATTCAACTGGTCTCCAGACGGCGAATGTACCTCAATCAACTGGCGGGAAGCCTACGATGGTCACGTTTGCGGGTGGGGAAACGCCTACGCCGAGATCGAATGGGATGCCATTGGAGCCCCGAAAAAGCTGCACATGCTCCATCCGAGTATCGTTTTGCTGAAGCGCACGAAGGGGGGTGATCTGTTTTATGAAATACAGGAGCAACAACAGGCCAGTTCAGGAGGCGGGGGGCTTAAAAACCGCAAGATTGCACCATGGAACATGCTTCACTTTTCAGGACTCGGGTTTAACGGTCTTGTTGGCTATGCACCAGTGGCGCTTGGACGGGAAGGGATCGGGCTTGGCAAGGCGCTCGAGCAGTTTGGAGCCAGTTTCATGGGTAATGGCGCCCTTCCTTCGGGCGTGCTTGAATATCCCGGAAAAATGACCGATGAAGCTCGTGCCAACCTCAGAAATGAATGGAATTTAGTGCATCAGGGCTCCGCGGCGGCCAATAAAATCGCGATTTTACAGCAGGGCGTCAAGTTTGTGGCGTCCCAGATTAGTCCCGAACAGGCCCAGTTTTTGGCCTCCAGGCAGTTTCAGGTGGTTGAAATTGCCAGGATTTGGCGCCTTCCGCCGCACAAATTGGCCGATTTCACGACTGCGCACCTTGCAAACCTCGAAGCGGCGAACGACGATTACATCATTTCATGTTTGCGCCCTTGGGCCATCAGATTTGAAGAATGCATCAACTTTAAACTTATCGGCAGAGACGGTTACGAAGCCGGGCTATACACCAAGCACGACTTCCGGCCTCTCCTGCTCAAGCTCACCAAGGATAGGGCTGATTATTACCGGAAAATGTGGGAAATTGGCATCTATACCGTCAATGAAATCCGTGAGCTAGAGGGCTTGAATCCCATTCCGGACAGTGACGGCGGCAACCTCAGATTCAAGCCCGTCAACATCATGGGTCTTACCGAAAAGCTCCCGGTGAAGGGTAACGAGCAGTCATCTGATGATAAAAACCCTCGTGGGCTTCAGGAAATATTTACCGATCGATCAGTCCTCAACGGGCACGCAGCCTAAAGGATCGTTACATGCTCAAATTCGGTCTTGCGGATTTCCAGCTCGTGCATCCGACGGAAATGGAATCGTTCTCGGTATCCACTCCAACGGGCCAATTTGAACCGGGCGGCATCGCTGGTGGCGAAGGCCAGGGGCCAGTTCGGGCTGTTATTGGGATAAAGACAGATAAGCGGCGCAAGCGCGTGCCGATTGAGCACGGTTATGTCGTGATTCGCGGTGTGAAGCTGGTGAGCCAGCGAGATCCGCAGGAATTTCGGTTCGATGTCGACAAATTCGGCCGCGCTATCTGTGGGGTGCCACCGGATCAGCTTCCACAGCTCCCCATGGATTGCGACTACGAATTCTATGGCCCGCGAGGGCTTATTGAGCGTGGCAAGGTCCGATGCGGTGGCAATGAGTCGGTGAAAACCACGGAAGTGGTGTTCCAGGGTGCCTGACATGAGCGAAAGAGGGGCAAAATCGATGAGTTCGACTCCGGAACGGCGGTTTTTCCCCTTCGGAGATGCGGAAGTGCGCGTCATCGAAGATAAAAGTGGGGCTAAATATATCACCGGCAAGGCAGCCGTTTTCAATAAATTAAGCCAGGATTTGGGCGGTTTTCGTGAGAAATTGGGCCGAAAAGCCTTTGAAAACTGCCTGAAACGGTGCGATGTCCGGGCGCTTAGAAATCATGACCCAGACAAGCTTCTCGGGCGCACTAAAGCTGGAACTCTCGAGCTTTGGACTGACGATGATGCGCTTTGGTACAAGGCTCGCGTCGGCAATACGTCAGCTCATCGAGATACGGTTGAGAACATAGCTTCAGGCGATATGGACGGTTCGTCATTCAGCTTCACTGTCGGTGAAGGTGGTGACAAATGGGAGCGGAGCGGCGATGAC